TACTCTGCTTCTTTATAGAATTTCTTACGTTTAGTTAAATGCCGTTTAGCAAACTTACAGCTACTAGTAATATCCCATATTTGTACTTCGTCTTTATCTTGTGCTTTACGAATACCTCGTCCTATAGACTGTATTACTCGCACAAAAGACTTACCGGGTTCAATAAGCATTAAGTTAAATATCCTAGGGATATTAATACCTACTGCCGCAACACCGTACGTTGCTACAATAATCTTGTTACTTGAATCTGCAACTTCATCATACTGCTCTTGTCTGTCTTTTCCTTTAGTTGCACCACTAACAAACACAGCATCTTCTCCTAAGCGTTCTACTAAATCTTTGCCTGCTTGTACACGGTCTACAAGCACAAGAGTGTTGCCAGTTTCATTAGCCTTACGTACAAGATTTGCCATCGTATCCAAACGATCAGGGTCACTTAATAAGTACTTCAACTCACTTTGATAGTTACTGTGCTGAGCGTGATCAAGTAACTGCACAATATTCACATGACAATTAGCAAGCACACCTTTGTCTTGCAATTCACTTGCTGATACCTTATTAATAACTTCGCCTAGGCTTACTCTTAATGAAGCAAACTCAAACTCTTCTTTAGGTACTGTACCTGTTAGTCCCCAACGTAAGGGAATGTTACGCATTGGTCCTGTTAGTAATGTTTTAAGTGCATCTGCTTTAGCACTATGCACTTCATCAACAATAACACATATGACATCTTCTAAGAAGTCGTGTATTGTAATCTCTGCTACACCTTTCTTAGTATTCTTCATTAACATGTTAAGACTTTGCCATGTACAAATAGTATGTGTTTTGCCTATGTCTTTTCTATCGCCGAAATACACACCTACATCTAATTGCATGTTAATATAGTCTGCTTCTGTTTGTACTACTAAACTCTTGTTAGGTACAATTACTATACTTCTGCCGTATGCTTCTGCACGTTCACTTAGTGCCGCTGTAACTAATGTCTTACCTGCACCTGTAGCTATTTCTTGTAAGCATTGCGGATTTTCCAAGAAATTATTAACAATCTCAACTTGATAATCACGTAGAATAATTGGCTCGCCTGCAACTACATGCTTCTCGGGCCATTTAATATGTCGAAATGTACTATCATCAATAGGTGCTATATCTATCGGTGTCGTCTGTGTTCGTTTATCATCTAATTCAATTTCATAATGATTAGCAATTAGAACAGGAATAATTTTAGGCAGTAAATTAACAAACGTAGTGCCGCCTAAGTTGAAAAAAGATACAGTCCCGTCCCAACGTCCTAGACGATAAGCAGGCATATATCTTGCTCCTGGGATGTCATATTTAAACATACCTACAAGTTTCTTACGAACGTCTAACTCTACGCCTTTTACAGCACAGTTAACTTCGTCTTGTATAATTATAATTGCTTTCACATTACCTCTTCTCTTTAATAGGGTGGGTTACAAGACTAACAATAAAGGAAACATGTCTTGTAACCCGGGTGTTGTTAAATGCTTATTTAGGGAGTGTCTCAAGGGAGCAACACAAGCATCTAACGAACTCTTTAAAAACTATTTTTCATACACGTGTTCTTAGCAAGTACTTTCCATCTGTCTTTACTAACTAAGACTAAGTCTGCAATCTTTAATGCCATCCTTAGACTCATCTCACGTAGTTCATCTTTATTATCTCCCATGAACTTAATTATTTCATCTCCAATTTCTTCACCAAATCTATAATTCCTAAACAGTTCACCTGTTGCATAAATCTGTTTAACGCGCAAGTGTTTATCACGCATAGTATCTAATGTTAAATCTAAGTAGTGACATCTACTCTGTAATGCCGCTAAATGATCTTGTAATTTCTTACTCTTAACATTTTCAAACTTCAGGTTAGTAATAAAGATCACTGATCCCATAAAATCAAAACTGTTTGGAATTCCTTCTCTACGCAGTAAGTTACTATCTGCATTCCAACAAACAGTACGTTTTCTACCGCTGTCTAGCGCCGCTTTAAGTAAGTTTAAACTCAAATCGTCTTGTAGGACAACATCACAGTCATCAAATACAATTACATTACCGTTTCCCGAATGTTGAAATAGTTTTGAGTATAAACCTAGTGCAGTCATTGCGCCTTTAACTACTTCGTATTTTGGGGCAGTATTTGCAATTACATCAAACATGCTCGCTTTTTCTAATTCTTTTTCTACGCCGTACGACTTACCAATACCCGGAGGACCTGATACAATCATTGCTTTAACGTCTGTTGCAATAGCGGCCTTAGTCATTTCTGTTAAGATATCAAACCGCTCTGTGATGCGCTCAGTAACTTGAGAATCTGTTTCTTTATATTCGCTTACTGTAGGCTTTTTACCTAAGTGCTTAACATCATCTATGCTAGTAAGTTTAATTCTAATTCTCTTACATGCTAGATTGCCGACTGTTTTATTTGGCTTTACACTAATGTAATATCCATCTTTACCGTGCGCTGGTTCACTTAGTGCTTCGAATGTAACACCGTTTACTGATTTTTTGCCGTAATGGCCATTGAATACCTTTACCTTCATCCCTAACTCCCTTTATTGTTAAAGTACCACTATTATAACATCGGTGAAGAAGTGTGTCAACTTGTTCCTACTATTTCCCTAATCTGATTCGAAAGATGGTTATCTTCAGCATACTCGATTAAACATTTCTTATTATGCAATGTAATATCTTCTATTTCCTTAGTTATTAGACACAGATCTTTAGTACATAGGTACCTAACTTGCTGAATAGCCATATCCCATCTTTTTTGGTCATCGTCTTCTTCATCATAACTCTCATCTATTACAGTATCAAACGTTTTGTATCCTATACCTCTTAACCCTTTCAGCATTCCTTTAGCACCAATTGTAATAAACAACCTTCTAGCCATTATTGGCTTTGCTGTCTTTTCTGTAAGAAATGTTCTATTAGGATCAGTTTCAGCAATAATACTAAACCAAGTCTTATTGTAAATCTGCCAAGGAATAAAGCAACTAATATTAACTGTAACGTTCTTACCTTTGTAGATTCTTTGTTCAGATGAATCCCACTCAACAAAATTATCATTTTCGTTACCTTTAATCCACTTATTATCAGCCCCGAAATAGGTGAGCAAGACAGCTGGATTATCCTTTAACGCATTGTAGATGTAATCTCTATGGGTGTGTTTGCTCCCTAACAAACAGTCAAATGTTTTTGAATTATTATTACACGGAATTAATCGGCTTGCGTAATTTACACTTTTCTCTACTCTAGCAGTTTCGTTCATCCACCAAAAATAAGGAGTAAACTGTTTACTATCTAAGAAAGAGGCATCCCATACATATATAGTATCTTTATAATTTACCCAATGCGAAGAATTCCCTTCTACATCCACTATAAAGATATAAGGACTAATATTCCAACATTGTTTGGTTTTTAAATAATCAATTGATATACAATGAAGACTAGTATTATGGGGTGCAATTCTCGATCCGCTAAATGATTCGATCTCATAGTCTATATACCATAAAGCACACTTTAATTTATCTAGTCCTAAGTTCTTCCATTCTTCGTGACGATTCGTGTATTCCTTGTAATCTATCATAATACCGTCTAGTTTTTTACCTGTGCGGCGTTATTCATTAGTTTATATTCTTTAAGCCATTCGCTTGCGTATTGGGTATCCATATAGTCGTTAAAGTAAGGACCACCCAATGTGTAATGTATTAGTTTAGGTATGGTTTCTGGCTTCGCTATCTCATCTACTAAGAAGTTCCATTCTAATGGTATATCACCTATTAAACTATCATCTTCTAACCACTTAAACTGGTGCAAAAATAACCCCGACTCTGTGTTTACTACGTCAGGTGTTAGTGCTTTGCATCTAGCATTATTAAACATCATAACACTAGACCAATTCTTCTTCTGATACGCTGTTTGTTTTCTATTTAGAAACTTTGTTGCTGTTGACACTGTGTAGTCATGCTTAGTACACATTACGGCGTACTTATCATCTCTGAGAGCCCATAGCTCAGCTATATCTGCTGTAACTATCATATCATTATCAGTAAAAATAGACCACCCTTCATAATTAGATAGGTACGGGGTAAGGAATCGGGTCATACTAAACTCTGTAGCTTCCATATCTGATATCGGCTTTGTGTACACATCACTAACATGATGCCTTGCTATTGGAGTAAACGATACTGGTTCTGAACTATGTCGTATTACACTGTGACATAGCGCATGGTATATAACAGGTATATCCCTGTCATACCCTATAAACATTCTAATCATTTTAGTCGCAATCTTTTCGTTCTATATCTTCCTCAACACATTGATCACCGTACTGTATTTCGATAATTTTAACTGGCTGAAGTGTATTATTACTAAGCCTATGCCAATCATCTATTAGTATACTAGTTGAGTCGTACACATTTAATTCTTTCTTAATTAGGTCGTCGAGACCATCCTGGCTACTTTGTTCAACAGTTGCTATTCCCTCTGACACAAACCAAAACTCACTTCTATGTTGATGTCTTTGTAAACTTAGACTTTTACCGGGATCTACTGTTAGCTCTTTTACTTTATGTGTATCTGTTTCGTGTATTACACGATAATAACCCCAAGTACGTTCTGTTTTAGGTGATTTCCATTCTTCTAGTATCCATGACGATGAATTCTTTTTATCGTTTCCTCCAACACCAAAATGGTACTCAATATTTGTCCAGTTATGGACATGGTTACAACTCATTTCTGGAATATTTTCTTTTGTTCTATCGCCGCCATTAATAAAATGTATAGTTGCATCATAGTACATACGTGCTGTTATTGCAATAGCATCACAAGCAGTATCGTCGGCATCGTCGAATACTATTACATCACTTACACCTCTGATATTACGTAATATTTCAACACGTTCTGTCAACGGCATAAACGCACGGCCTTTCTTTCGTGCTAACCATTCATCGCTGTTAACACCGACTACAAGTCTGCCGATTTTGTGTGCTTCTTTAAAGTAAGCAAGATGACCGCTGTGTATCGGGTCGAATCCTCCGGTAACTAGTGCTACATTCATATATAATCCTCTAGTTTATATAGCATATTTATTTCCCGAACCATTGGTTGGTTTTATCTAACCAAGTTAACGTTACCTCTTGTTGGTTAACATATCCGCGGCGATTAATACTATCAACTACAGAATTAGGTAGTAACCCAGTATCAACTAAATCCACCCACGATGTTTCTCTCGGATTCATCGGTGCAATATCTCCCTTGTACACAACTGCTTTTATCCAGTTGGTATTAAGGTCTTGTTGAAAGAACCCAGATCTACAATCAAACCCATTTACACTTAGCATATATATTAAGTTAGAAATAGTATAGTTAAAATAATGATTATTAGGTTGAGTAAAGTCTTGTTTACTATAACTAATATTAGTCGTCTGTGGTAAAATTATTACAAGCATGCCACTTTCAGCTAGCATACTATTCCAATATTTTAATGTTTGCAAAGGGTTTATCATGTATTGAAATGTATCATGACACCATAGTACATCAAACACTTGATCTACAGGTTCTTCTAAATTTTGCTTAACATAATTAACATTTTTATGCTCTAGAACTATATCGTCGTATAAATCGATGCCTGTACACTTAATGTCTAACGGTATATGTGCTTCATCAGTGTCTACCTCGCATGTCGCCCACCATTCTAAATCGAGAGCTTCTCTGCCGCAACCTAAGTCACATACAGTATCAATACTTTCCATAAACGTATCGTACTTGTAAAGTAAACTTAAGGTTTCTAAGCTATGTTCGTGGCTATTCTCAGATGATGAAAAATTAAAATTCATTCTGCTAACTCTAACATAAGTTGATGTTTTTTCTTATCATTTTCATTATTTAGTTTCTGTAGCATTGATACATTAAACATTATTCTCGGCCATAAGTCATTCCGTAACTTTTGTAAATCAGCGTAGCTATAAGAATCAACAAAATTTCGTAAAGTCTTTACCACAGCCTCTATTCGTGTGTGATGATCTTGTATATTATCATATCCATGGTCAATTATGTCCTCAAACAAATCAAAGCCTAAGTTGCGCACCTCTTTCACTGTTCCGGGAACAGCAAACCATATAGGCAATTGTCTATACGCAAATGCTTTAAATGTCTTCTCAGTAAGGAAAATTTCACTCCAACTTTGTTCGTCTATTTGCGAACTAGTTTCAACTATTATATTAATAAAACATTTAAAAAATTCTTCATTTGTATGATGGTGCTGTGAAAAATCCGTGCCAATTTTCCCATCAATCAAAATTGGCATTTCATAAGGGTGTATTGCTTGTTGTACATCTTTCACTATTGCTTTGTAGTTCGAACTACATCCGCAACTAAGCAAAAAATCCTCTTGTTTAAACCTATCTAATAACTGTTTAGCGAACTGTGATCTCCCAACAGATGGTCGTCGCATTAAACAAATAAAGTATCGATTAACTTCTATATTTTTCCAATTTACGTTTAGATTATTGACATGCCGAAGGAACCTGCAATGAGCTATCATATGAGTAGGTAAACACCTATATCGATATGGTAAATCTTGGGTAATTATACTATTAAACAATACTCGAATATCAAGTTCGATTCCGTTGTCTCGCAAACTTTGAATCGAGAAGTTAATCTCTTTAGAGCCTAAACCTTCATTAAGACAGTTAAAAATGAATTTTGCATTGTTTACTATTGGTATATCTTCTTTATACGCTTGTGAAATAAAAGCATCATAAAAGGTATTTGTAGTAAAAGAATAACATCTATTAGCCCATGCTGTATATACATTTGAAGTTTGAAATTGTTTAAACCATATAATGTTATTCATTGTCGGAACTATACTACTACATCTTCCATACCTGCAGTTCTAAGCTTAACGATATGTCCTAACTGCCACTGCTTACAATCTAGCCCTTTCATAATACCTAACCATTTATTACGTAACAACGCAACCTCATTAATTAGTATTTCGAAATTTATTACTTCATCTTCACCATCTGCATACTTCTCTGCATCACGGCTACTCAATGCTTTAGCGTATGCTTCTAAATATTTTTTAAAATGTTTACGTCTAATTCTACGTAGTTCTATATTGAGAAACTCTAAAACAGCTTCTATCTCTTGTAATTGATAGAAACGTTGTTCAGTAACACCTGGCAGTTCTTTAATGTTAGTTTCGACATGACCGTGTATAGCAATTTCTCTTTTTGCTTCTTCTAGCTCTTTCTCATAATGGCTAATAAACCCAGGTATGTTGGAAAGATTTTGCGTTACTTTAGTGTACCACATTAGTCATCTTCATTAAAATACGAAAAATCATCTTCTTCTTCATCGACTTCTACTTCAACATCATAATCTATTAATGCTTTTCTAACATCTTCATCTGTTGTAGCGGTTGCTATCTTTTCTGCATCGATACCATTTTCTATTAGGACTTCTACAAAGTCATCAGCCGCGTCTTTTATATCAGACACATGTTCTCGTAATGCCTCCCATATATCTAAGTTCAGTTCTAAGCTCATTATTCCCCCATCTCTGCATCTAACTGTGCAATTGCTTCAGCTTCTATCTCGCTGATGTCTAACTGCGCTACTAACTCTTCAGTTTCGTCCTCTGAGCTAATGTCTAGCATTAACTTGTCTAACGCTTCGCTTTCATTGCGTTCCCAAGCCTTACGGAACATTATCAACTCTTCGCCTGCTTTAGTAGTGTACTTTAAACGGTTGCCTTGCTTTGTTAACAATCCTTTCTTCTCTGATAAGTCTACTAGCCCACTGTATGGATTCATACCTGTATCATATGGTATCTTAACTTGCACAGCTTCAAACGGCTTAGCGTAACGTGTCTTAACTACTTTACATGCCGCTCTAATACCACGCACATCTGTTACCTTATTGCCGTCTGCATCTTCTTTTAACTTGAGTTTACGCATTGCTACTACTATGCTACTAGCGTAAATAAAGCCTTGTCCACCGGAGATCTTATCGTCCGGATCAAACATGTCTTGTGATGCATACGTGTGGTTAGTAGCAACAATGCCTACGTTGTAAGTACCTATCATGTTCACTGTGTTACGTACCAATGATGTTAATGCTTTAGGCTTACGACCTAAGTCACCTTTCATATCACCTGCTTCAAACTGTTTAACATCTGTTGGTGTCAGTAACATACCTAATGAATCAATAACAAATACCACTTTAGGACGTTCTTCTTCTTCCATTGCTTTGTAATCTTGCATAAACGTACTAATAGTTTTAGCAACATCATCGATCATACACATACTAAGCTTTAATAACTTGCTAGGGTCTGTATCTACATCTAATGCTTCTAGCCACTTTTCGTCTAGTGCGTTCTCAGTGTCAATTAACACTACAAAGATACCTTGATCTTGTGCGTTCTTAACAATGTTACCTGCCGCAAAATAACTCTTACCTGCACCAGACTCACCTGCAAATACTGTTACTTTACCTAACGGTATTCCTTTGTTGAAGTCACCCGACACTAGGTAGTTAAGTGCGTAGTTACCTGTTGAAATCCAATCAGTAGGATCATGAAACCCTACTGATAATCCTTCTATTGATTTTGTTATACTCTTTCTGAATTTCGATACGTCAAATGGTTTTGCCATTATATTATCTCCTTTAAATTTATTATACCTGTGTTTATAGTATCCCACTTTAGCTTTGCAGGATGTAAATCTCGGGTGTAACATACTTTTGCTAAAATACTAGCTTTTTCCCATGTATCTAACAACGTAACATCCACTGAGTTAAAGCTAGTTATTCCATTATAAATCTTTAAAACTTTTTCGAACCATAGCAGGTATAGTCTATTCTTTTCTTTAACATATCCGTAGAATTGCTCACTTCTACTCTTGCTAAAGTTCCAATCGAATTGCTTGTGTACTGTAGTTGCAAGTACATCAAAGTCACCGGTTAAATATGAGCTTAGTTTATACTTAACTGCATCTTTACATTGATCCGGAACAATATGACTAAAACTAAACATATCATAATACGACAGTGTTAAGAACTGCAAAAGAATATCATCGGTTGATACTGTATCATTGGGTTCTTTATACTGTGCTACTTCTTTCTGTATATAAGAAGGCAGGTACTTTACATCAGCTAAACTATTACACATAGGCCACGAAGGGTCTTTAACAGCCGTGTAGAAATCTAACCAGGTAGTATCAGCAACTTCAAAGTTACTAGAAAAAAACGCCTTATAATTACTAAGCATCGGAAAACTCTTGTGCCATTTACTATAAGACAGTTTAAGCACTAGCAGATCATAGAAATCATCAGCATACAACGTAATTAGACATTTGTAACTATCGTTACTTTCATCTAAGTGCATTGAGGTCAATGCAGTGTCGTTGTATTTGTTGATTAGATGTGCATCTGCAACGTCAGAAAAAAAGGTATCTAGATCGAGATCTACCTGGTTACAGGAATAAAGTATATGAGCTAACACAGTGTTTCCCATACCCCCGTTCCTGTAATCAATACAATACTGCATTTGTTCTAGCTAGTGTTAACCTGCTTGTCTTGCTCTAATTTGTGCTAAGATGTCTTCAGCTTTAGAACTTGTTGATGCTGGTGCCGCAACTGTTTCAGTCTTAACTTCTACTACATCATTTGCAGTATCAGCAAAAGGACTATCACCTACATCGCTAACGTCTGCTACAGGTGTAACTTCATTAACTGGTTTCTTAACTTCTAAACCGTATGGCTTGTAGTACTGACCCCATTTCTCTGGATCGTACTGTTGTCCATCTACACTTGCTTCAAACATTTCAAAGATAGCTTTAAGTTCAACGTCAGTAGGCTTCTTAGGTAACCAATCTGATAAGTTGTTTAAGCCATGCTTTTCAATAGCTTCTAACTCATCAACAGTTAATGCTGATTCCTTGCGTGACCAAGTACTAGTATCATAGTTTGCATACTGTCCTTTAGTTGTCTTAGCAATTCTAAAGTCTAAGCCATTATCGTAGTCTGTTGGTAAGTCTTCCATCTCAGGATCCATCAAGCTTGCCTTAATGATATTAAAAATTGAAGGACTAATCATAAACTTTCTGATTGGGTTCTCTGGTGCATCTTCATTAGTTGGATCTGCATGTACAAAGCCTTGGAAAATTGCTGTACGCTTCTTCCAATACTTACGACCCATATCTTCTAATGATTTATCTTTAAACCAAGGACGAACTTCTGCTAAAACTGGACATGATTCGTTTGGTCCGTACATTTCCATACAAGGAACTTGTACTATTACTTCTTTTTGGTCACCACCTACTACGCCTGGAAAAGGTAACTTAATTACTTGTCTCTCTACCCAAAAGAAAGGGTTACTTGTATCTGCGTCGGGTAAGAATCTTAAAACTGCTTGTGCGCCGTCGTCTATATTCCAATGTGTGTATACTAATCCATCGCCTGTGTTACTTGATGATCTGTTGTCTTGTGCCGCTAAACGGGCTCTGATATCTGCTAAACTAGCCATTTTTACTACTCCTATATATTATCCAAAAGTTAAACACCCTTCGCGGGAATTTAAAATATGCATTCTTAAACTGCTCAATGCGATTTATTTATACACATACGAATATTATATATACTTTATATAAGAAGAAGGTTAAAAAGAATAGGGCGTTTAGCCGTTTATTCTGTTCCGGCTAAACCTTTGATTTTGTTTAGTTCAGCATCATCTGCGAACTGTTCTTGATAGTCGTCTATTATTTGATTAAACACGTTAGAGAACTCTCTAGGTTGCACGCCTGCAATTCTTGCCGCAGTATAAACACGCTGTCTATGTGTCATTGGCAGTCTATCTTTAGGATGTTCAGAGAAACGCGGCGGAGCAAGTCTATTTGCACGCATTAGCTCAGCATAGATTTTCATTGCCATTTTGTACTGCCCATCGTGTAATTTTTGACTAAAATAGTCAAACATCTTTTGTGGTAATACTCGTTTGCTCAATTCTTTAGTCCACGATAATGTTTCGGGCTTTCTTAATTTATCAAGAACAGCACCTTCTAGTATTATCTTTATATCGTCTTCTGTTAGTTTAGTTGACATCAATTTCTAGATCTTGTAATATGTTGTCCATACCATTATAACTATAAGCAAACTCTTTAAGCCAATCTATGATTAGAGGTCGAGCATCTGCTTGTGGGTCTGTTTGTGCTAATTCATCTAAGTTATCAAATAGGTTATCGTCACCAATAACATTATACAAAGCTTCTGTAGCATTAAGCGCATCTACACCAACAGGCAACGCATTCGCTAACATTATTCTTAACTCTTTTACTGCATCTTCACCATCTGGAATAGCCCACGTACCTTCACTAATATTCTGTGCCCAGTTTTCAAACGCTCTTAACTCTTTCATATTATCGCTATCTCCAATTGATGGATTGTCTTCTTGTATTGTTATGTTACCTGCTAACACTCTAGTTAAAGCAGGTATTGCCTCGTCTACTCTTGCATCTGATCCTTCAGGAAGTAACAGACTGCGTATATTCTCAATTACTGCATCATCTTCATTTATATCTGCTGGAGACCATGACTCTTTGTATTTGTTATAACCTCGTACTTTACCTATTGTCTTTAAGTTTTCACGTAGTTTTTTATAATGTGTTTTGCAATTTTCTACTAAATTACTAGTTTCTTCACTTTCGTTTAGTGATCTAACACGCATAAATCTACCTAATGCGCCTATATCTTTAACTGTTTCTGTAATGTGCTGTCCGAATACATCGTATGGGTTGCCACCTTCTGATACATGTCGTGCCATTGCTCTAGCACCGCCTATATTAACAAACGGTAACTTAAATCGCTCACCGTCTGCATTCTCAATGAATAATGATTTAATGTTACGGAAACGTTGATCACCTTCACCTATTCTCTTACTATGTCTAGCAATAATACGTGTGTTTTTTCTCTGCGGGTTATAACTTGTTTTGCTAGTACCATTCCATCCTTCGTATAGCCCTTCTTTAATAGCGGCCATACCTTGCATTGAGTACTTTAATCTGTTGATATTCTTTAACGAGAAACTCAATAAGTTGCGCTTTGCAAAGTAACGTAACTGTGTTAATAGCTCATACCAATCATTTTTGGAATCTCTATCCATACTCTTACCAATGTTATCACCGTAAAAGATGTCGAAGTTCTCTTCATCATCTAACAGTATAACAACTGTACCATAGTTGTCTTTGTTTGGCTGGTAATCAAAACTAAAGATGCTTGCTTTGTCTATATTAATAATCGATTTGCCCTCTGAGTTAAGAGTCTTAGGGTCAAATCCTTTACTTATTAATATATCAAATAGCTTTTTAGATGTGTTTTCTTGCATGTATTTTAGTGGACTGTGTGATACTCTTACTTATGCTAAGTTAAGATTTTAATATATCAAAAAAGTATGAAGGGCATAGGCTCTACCGTGAAATCATCATAATCTCTTATCTGATTATCTAAGTCTGTATGGTAATTTTGTAAGGTTTGTAGCATTCTTACTATTAACACTGTACTCATAACTAAATCGTCCGTTGATCCAGGCTTTGCCGCGTAAGTAGTACCTATTGCTACAAAGTTCTTAAACTCAGATACAAGACTTCTACTATTAATAGTCATTTTACCTGTTTCTACAAGTGTCTTTAACTTAGCACACGCACTTAGTTTGCTTTTATTTGTCGTAGTATAACCTTTACGATACGATCTTACGTGTCCGGCTCTCTTGCCTTCGCTCAATAACATTCCAGGGAACCTATCTTCACCAAACTCTGCTAAACTTATTAAGGCCGCTTCACCAAGTGTATTATTTTCTAAACTATAATATATACTTGTTGAATCATCTATTATGTCATTAATATATGTAATAATTTCATGCATGATCCTAATTTGTACAGGAATCGGGGTTTTGTTATGTCGCCATTCGGCTACTTGTGTTGTTGTATTCGCCTCAAATACTTGAATTGCTGAAGGATCTCCGCCTGTGCCTAAGCTAGGGTCAAGTGCTATACAATAAATCTTACCTTTTTCTGGTTTCTTAAACCAGCGTACTTGCCCGTTCTTATACAACGGATCTATACCTTCTAAATCAAATAGCTTAGACGCATTAATTAGTGTTTCATCATTAATAATGAACTCGCATAAATGCTCTCTACGAAAACGCTCTTCACCTATACGACCCTTTTCTTCATCTGCCCATTTTATATCACGATCTGGATGATCGTGCCATATCGATTTGTACGCTTTAAATCCGTTAACGCCTAATTTAGTCTCGTTGCCGAATTCATCTTCGCACTTATTAGCACCTTTCCATATTAAAGCAAATTGATCTTCGTCACTATTTGGTGTACTTGTAATAATCGCATTACCACCAGTACTTAATGTAGGTGAAATCGATGTCCAAAACTCAGCGGCAATATTTGGCCTTACATAGGCAAACTCATCACAGTACAATAG